CACCCGCACGCAGTCCGGCTACGCGCGGCTGATCTGGGAGTTCGAAGAACCGCTGCCGATCTCCCCTGCTTTAGCAGAGGCGTTCCTCAAGCGTCTTTCGGATACCCTGAATGCCTCGCGCCTTCTGGCGGGCTTCGACCGCACGAGCCTCAAGCCAAGCCAGACCTTCGAGCTTGGGTCCAACTGGCAGCGCATCGGGGACCGGCTTCCTGTAACGCACACGCATGCCGTGCTTCTGAAGGCGAGCAACGATTGCCCGCTTCGCTCGGAGGACACGAATATCCCAATCGACGAGGTCGCGCTGGAGGTCGCCAAAAGGTTCCCCGGAAGGTGGAGCGGCGAATTCGCAGTGGGTGCCCGTGGGCCTCTGTTCTGGATCGACGATGGCATTGATCGTGAGGGGTGCCAAGTGCGCGAGGACGGCATGATCTGCTACTCGGATCGTGCCGGTAAGGGCTTCGTCGCGTGGCGCGAGATCTTGGGCAAGAAGTTCGTCGAGCAGTATGAGGAGGCAAAGCTGGGTTCGCTGGTTGACCAATACTGGTTCAGCGGCAGGAGCTACTACAAGCTCCTCAACGGTGGGCCTATGGCTATTCCGAAGGATCAGCTGGTGCTGGAACTCAAGCGTGTGGGTTTCAGCCCGAAGCCGAAGAAGGGACAAACGCTCTCCGAAGTCGAGCAAGCCGTGCTCTACGTGAGCAACGACTGCCGCGTTGACGAAGTGGCACCAGTCGTGTTCAGCAGCAAACGTGTTGTTGACTTCAACGGCAGGAAGATCCTGAACAACTGCAAGGCCATTCCGGTGAAGCCCGCCGCGAATGGTGATCCGGCGAACTGGCCGTGGCTCGACATGTTCCTGTCAAACTTCTTCGCGAAGGATGACGATGATCGAGAGACACTACCCTACTTCCTCGCATGGTTCCGCCGCCTTTATCTGGCGGCTCTCGAAAACCGTCTGGATCAAGGGCAACTGCTGATCTTGTTGGGCCCGACCGGATATGGGAAGTCATTGCTCACGAACCAGCTTGTCGCAGGCGCGGTGGGTGGTTTCGCTGATGCAAGTGAATACTTGTCCGGCAAGACCAGTTTTAATCGTGACCTCTGCGGAGCAGCAGCGTGGGTGATTGACGACTCCACCGCCGCCGCCACCTATGCCGACCAGCGCAAGTTCGTCGAGCTCACCAAACGGTGCGTGGCCAATCCGCGTCTTGAGTATCAAGCCAAGTATGCCGATACCATTCCGCTACCGTGGGCGGGTCGGGTCATGATGTCCCTGAACATCGACGCCAATTCGCTCGCCGCGCTGCCGACCCTCGACAGCAGCAATCGCGACAAGGTGATCGCGCTTCGGGTCAACAGCGCGTTCAAAATGAAGTTCGGCACCAATGATCAGAACGAAGCAACGATCCGCAGGGAGCTGCCCTTCTTCCTGAAGTGGCTCAGCGACTGGCAAGCTCCCGACTACGTGTTGGATTCAAGCCGTTTCGGGGTCGCAACCTACGTGGACTCCTTCGTGGAAGCCGCCGCCTACGACAACTCCAGCCGTAGCGCGATTGCCGAGATGATCGAGTTCTTCAGCAAGCGGGTCCGCGAGCACACCGAGCGGGCAACGTGGCGCGGGACGCTCACCGAGTTTCAGGTCACGCTGCATGACTGCAACGCGGGTCGGTCGGTCGGGAACAGCGTGAACCTCGAATTCATTCGACGGGGCATGACCGTAATCGAAGAAGTCTGCATGCACAACAAGCACATCCGTCCGGTTCGGAGCTTCGGTCGTGGTGGTGGCAAGATCTGGGAGATTGATCTTTCCCCTGACTACGACATCGACCAAGAGTTCACCGGCTCAGCAGAGACCGCGGGTGCCTGAGTTCCGAAACCGGAACCACGTATTCGTCGGAACGACACAACCTTCCATCTACGGGGTTCACGGAACCTTGTGGGTGGAAGGTTGCTTTTTGCACAAACTCATCAGCGGGCAGCCAGCCGAGCAACCAGAGCAAGTGCTTGTTCTCGTGGCACCGGACGAAAAAATATCCATCGCACTTGCTACCGATGCCCTCGCGCTGGGCTTCAGATCCGTAGACCCGTGCCGCGTAGTGGGGTAGCGGCTTGTTTTTGCCGGAACCGGTTTTGACATCAATCGTCCTACCGTCCGGCAGCACGATGTCGCAGCTGAACCTCTGCGCGCCGACGCGTTCACCGCCGAGGTAGGCGTGGGCGAGGACCTCACCCAGCATCCCGTAGATGTTCCCGCGCCCACCCCTCAAAGAGCCGTTTAGGACCCCCATTTTGCGCGCATCCTCGGCAGCGCGCAGGCGTGTATCTCTATCTATTTTGACCTCAACCACTGCATCAGAACATGTTCGGCATGATGCTGCGCCCGCCGGTGCCGAAGGGGTCGATGTTCAGCCTTGGCTGTGCCGCGCCGGTCGCAGAGGCCGCTTCTTCATCCAGCAGTTTGGTGCAGAGCTGCCAGTGGTAGTTGGCCCGTTCGAGGTCCGCATTGTCCTCCGCGATCCGCCCGAGCAAACCGTGCTTCAACGCGCCGATGTTCGCCACGTAGCAAATGTCGTCGTCGTCCTCCAGCAACTTGAAGGCCCGCTTGCAGAGAACGTGCACAACGGTCTCACCGTCGGTCGCGCGATTCAAGCGGAAGCGCCGGTAGCGCGTGGCCCCGTTGTTCGGGCCGACCGTCGCGATGGTTGTTTCGGGGTCGCCGCCACCATCCACGCGAATATCGAAAGATGCGGTCAGGCCGTCAAAGGAGATTGAGACGATGCTGGTGACACTCACCCCTACGGGGAACTCAAGAGCGGGTTCCGCCCCCGGATTCGGGTCCGTGACTGACTGATACAGCTTTGACCCGTCCGAGGCGATAACTGTGATGCTGCTCCCGTCGTCGAGGGGCACCCAGTCGAGGATGTTTGGGCTTGAGGCCGCTGGGAAGACCCACAGCTTATTGACTCCCTCGGTAGGAAGCAGTTTCAGCGTGGGCCAGTAGCCCGCGTCGATCAGACCCCATGAGAGGTCGCCGGTGTCGTAGTTCTGGCCCACCGACCGGAAGTCGTGCCAGAGAGCCCGCACTGGAACGGGCGAGCCGTCAACCATCGTGTGCAGAATGGAATCCGCGTCGTCGGGCAGCGTAACGTGGGAATCCACGACCGGCAGCGAATACTGCACGGTGAGATCCCGATAGGTGCCCGTGCTGTAGATGCGGGCCAGAACTTGGTTCAAGCTGGCGAGGAAATCGCCGCCCGCTTCCACGTAGGAGCCGAGGGTGTTGCGGAGCTGGTTGGTCGTGAGAGCTGGCATGGGCGTATGTTACTTGTTTTGCTTCAGGAAATCAACTGTTCAGACGAGCAAGCCGTTTTTGGAACAGGTCCCAAGCAGGAAAGAAGATCTCCTCCATGCAGCGCACGATGGGTTCCTGCTCGTAGGCCTCGCTGAATCCGACACCGGAAAGCAGCAGGGCGGATTCCATCAGCTCATGGCGGATGGTCATCAGCTTCTCGCCGTCGGTGATTCCGGTGTGCACTTCAATCGTCTTGCTGTCGTGCGTGTATTGGCCGTAGGTGTCGCCGAGATCAGCAAAGAGCAAGCGCACGCGCCTACCGGCAACGTCGATCGTCTTGGGCCAACGCGCGCCGCTGTCCTTTTTCGGGGGCATCACTTTTTGACTTTCACCGCACCGCTGTGTAGCTCCTTGAGCATCTTTTTCTTCTGCGGCTCGGAGATGGGAGACACCTTCGAAAGCAGGTAGGCCACCTGCCGTTTGGTCTTGGTCTTCATGTCGGGAACCTTAACAGCTTTGTGGGCGCAACAGCAAGGGGTTTTCAAAGGCAGGTAGGGCCCCCAGCAGACAGGCGACCGTGCAGGTAAATCCGGTGGCCACAAGGCCGTAGATTGATGCGTGGTTTCGTGATGCCATGATTGTAAATGATTATGGTGTAAGCTCGAAAAGATCTTGCTCGACGAGTCCAGCTGGAGGAATTCCCCCAACGTCTGGATTAGTATTGCCGACATAAAGCCCATTCCTCCAGTAAAGTTTTTGCTTTAGGGATGGTGCCCATGTCCAAGTCCCTCCAGAAATCAAACTTGAAACGTCGAGGTAATAGATTGAAAGGTTTAGGTTTTTGCCTGTGGCAACATCTTCCTTCGTGAAGCTTGTCACCAGTCCGTCATCAATAGAAATCGCGAACTTCGTAACCGATGTTTCTGATGTAACGTAATTGTTCCCGACAACCTCCACGCTACTCCGTTTGATCCCATCATCGTCGGGTTTGTCGGACAACCGCTCGCGCACGTTGATCTGCTTAGTCGCCTTGCTATCCGGGTCGCTGTAGGGGGCTCGTCCGTCAATAGTCCTCCATTTGATAGTGCTCCCCTCTTTCTCAGGTGGCACAGCAGGCGTGCCCTCCTTGACGACTACGCCCTCATCATTAAGAACGGGAGGAACCTCGGGAGATCCCTCTTTCAGCGGTTCAATGATCGCGACTCCATCGCCTTCGATCTGCTCTGCCGTCCGCCATTCGTAGTAGTCGCCCGCGTTCTGGCGCTCCTTATACCACTCGCGCTTACCGCCGATGTTGCGGCCTTCCCAGAGGTTAGGCTGCACGACAATGGGACCGCCCTGTTGCTTTTGCACGGCAACAAGCTCATCGCCGCTTTGTTCGAATTCGGCGATGGGGTAACGAAGAGAGCCGTTGATCGGCGTCTTCTCGAACGGTTGGTAGTGTGTTCCCGTATCCTGCGGGGCACCGAGAACGATTGTCGGGGTTTCGATGATGAGCCCTTTCGGGTCTGTCTGCACCTCGCAGTATAGCACTTGGCCCGCGGCGACCGTGATCTCCGGCGCGGGATCATTCGAGAGTGGGACCCCGTTCAGCGTGGGCATCCAGTCGATGATCGGGGAATCCGCTGCCGCGTCTGGGTTGATGCCGCGAACGTAACCAGCGGTCACGGAGACCTTCTTGTCACCAGTGAACACCACGTCGAACTGCACGTAGAAGTCATCTTCGGACTGCATCTCCTGCGGGTCGTCGTGTGCCTGCGTGTAGCTCGACCCGAGTTGGGGCGCGTATTGGGAGCGGTCGAAGAAGTCCGGCTGCTTGAACGATTCAAACACCACGGATTCCGAGGGCTGCCCGATGGACGCCATTGATGGTGTGCGCAAAACGCGCAGCAGGTCGAGGGAAGCGAAGCCGTCCTGCGTGGGGCCTACTCCAGAATTTGTGTCTTCAGCCATATGGTGGCGGGATTAGAGAAGAAGGGGAGTCGAGGACTCCTTGTTGGGTGGTGGCCCGCCGTAGATGTCCTGCTGCACGGTGCCGTTCAGGTAGACTTGAACCACCTGCACCTCGAAAAGGTTGTGGGCCGTCTGCTTCACGTCGATGGCCACATTGAGCGTGCTCTTGTTGACGAAGGTTTGATACTGCGGGGTCTCGGGCAGGTAGGACCTTCCGGGGCCACCGCTGGCGTCAGTGGCTTCCCCACCGGCACCCGAGCCCGCGACATAGTTGATCTGCTTCGGGAGTTCGATCTGCGCGTGGATGCAAGCGCGCCCGACATCCTGCTGCCTTGCGAGGGCGAAGGTGCTGTTGCCTTTGGTGCTTGCCCGCCACCAGTTCCGCAACATGCCGAAGGTTTCCCGCTCTGCGATCACCTTGTCCAGTTTGTATTGCGCCAACGCAAGCATCTCCTCTGGGGCATCCGTGATAAAGCGGAGCACCCTAGCTGCGTAGGGTCCGGGGGACGGCTCCGTGAAATCCAACTCGAAGAAGAAGTCTTCGGAATACGAAGCCTGATGGGTGCTTGAATCCGCAAAGGCCCATGCCCCGTGGATCTCAACGTAGTTGAGTCTCGGCGGAAAGTCGTAGTTGACGAAGGAAGCAACGGTAGGCAGCGACAGTGGGTAGTTTGGTTCCCCGTTGGCATCAAGGTCCGTTGGCTCAAAAACCACCTCGCTGGTGACACGCAAATCGAAGAAGGTATTCTGTGGGGCAATCTCAACCGTGCGCCCTGCGGTGGCAGAACCTGTTTCGCTGCCCGCAGGGATGATCGTGCGGGTGATCTTGACCATGCGATCCACGCTACGGTCGAACTCGTAGGTGATGGTCTCGGGCATCGAGTAGACGCGCTTGAGCACCACGAAAATGGAATCGAGTTCCTGCTCGGAGCGGTCCAAGAACTCGAAGGCGAACACGTATTTGCCGAACAGCGCGTCGGCAGAACCCACAACCGGCGTGGGTAGTGAAGTGGGGTCGGGGTATTCAGAACGCTTCAGCACGTAGGTGCGCACGAGCCTGTCGTCGGAGCCGATCTCGTAATTGTATTTGTCCTGCTCTTCGCGTTTGGCCGCGTAGAAATACTGGTAGTGTAGGCCCTGTTCGTCGGCGGTCTTGACAAAGACCAGCACGTGATCCGGCCAGCGCTTCGCGTCAGGGTGTGGGGTGCCGTAGGCAGGCGGGGCAGACCCAACGCGCTGGGCGTCCACCGACTCCATGAAGATGATGTCTGCAACGCTCGGTGAAACGAACGTCAGGACACGCTGCCTCTGCGGGGCTAGGTTGGATGCTCTCAGGGACATGCTTCAGGCTTGGGGTCTTCGGAATGTTGGTCAAGGAGGTCCCGCAGCAACTGGTTCCAGTGTCCGTCTTCGATCCAGCGGCGAAGCATGGCTCGATTTTCAGGGAGCATCTCGTCTGAGGACGAGACCGTGTAGTTCCCGTGGCCCACAAAAAGCAAGAACGGGACGCCCGCTTCGTTCAGGGCGTCCTCGGCTCGGGCCATCGCTAGGTCAATCTCAAGGGGTATTTCCATCTGCAGGGACCGTATCAGGAGCTGCGGGCTCGGTCAACCCGATTGTGCCTTCCGGCTCAGGCTCGGGCTCAGGCTGCGGGATGTCAGCCACCACGAACGCGCCATTGACGATGTCGAGCGTGCGGCCTTGATCGAGGAGCTTGTCGAGGACGCTGCGGGTGTCCACGCGGCCGAGGCTTTCGTTCGGTGCGCCCGTTGCCACCTCGCTGTTAAAGGCTGCTTCGTTGAGCGCGTCGCCGGTTTCTCCGTGCGCCGTAAACTCCGCGAACCGCTGCTCCATCGGCCTCGCATTGAGCCACTCGTTCAGCTCGGCAGTCGGCAGGTCGAGCGCGTGGCCGGTGATACGGTTCGCCAGCACGATTGCGTTTCGCAGGTGCGCGGCGAGAGCGCCAGCATCGGTGGCGATGCGGGCGGTGACGGATTCGGTTGGGGTGAGTAGGGACATGGGATTAGGTTAGGGATGACATGTAGGTTGCGAGGCGGGCGTCGAGGAGAGCGAGGTCGAGGGATTCACCGATGCCATAGGCGCTTATTCTTGCGGCGATATGTGCCGTATTTATGCGTGAAAAAATCCTGATGTTTGGCGTCGCGTTCCCGTCAGAAGCGACCAAGTGGTTTGATGTCGCGCCATTGGTTCTGATCGAAAATTCAGAAGATAAACTTCTGCTCATGCCGCACAGCGAGTCATTAACTACCGAACTGGTCGTGGTTAATGTGCCGGATTTAATTCTGTAAGCGTCGTTAAACCCTAATAAAATTTGACCAGCCGAGCTATTGCTGATGGAATTTCCCATGTAAGCGCCACCACCTGCTGCGTTTTTCACGCGAACCCAATAGGAGCAGTTGTTTTGGCCTTCGGCATTTCCTGCGCGGTTGGAATCCAGATACTTCGTGCTTCCATCCCCCACCAATCCCGTAGTCCGATTGTAGTCGCCAGAGACAAACAGTCCGCCGCCATTCGTCGGGACTGGACCAACTAGCGGAATTAGCGCCCCCGCCAGCGTATCGGGACCAGCGAGCAAACAGCTCGCCTTGATCGCGTTCCAGATTCCATCCGCCTTGCATCCGGCGATGAATGTGTTGACCGCACCCAAATTGCTCGAACTGATCGAACTGCCCGCCGCGACAATTCTGGCAAGGTAGACGTTGGTCTCCGGTTCAAAGCCGGAAAAATCCCGATACCTTTTGAAGCTGCCGGAATTGTGGAACGAAATGGCATCTCCCAACGACCAAGCTCGGGTTGCGATAGCGCCGACGGCGCATCTTATGTCAATCCCAAGTCTGAAAAAGTTGCAAAATGCTGGCTGGAAAGTTGCCGTAGTGTGTGGGACTGACCTAGTAGCGATCAGAACGCCATCCAAGTAAAAACTTGCCACTCCACTGGCATAGCTTGTCACAAAAGAATGCCAACCATTCGTCACGGTTCCGGCGGGCGCAAGATTGACTGATGTGCCTATATCCAAAAATCTCTGGTTAACTATTGAACCATTGCCATCAACATATACGGCAGGATTGTCGGTAGACGTTGCGGAAAGAACATAAAACCGAACACTCACACCTCGATAGAAAACGCAAGCAACCGTCCATGGATTCAGTGCCGAAATAGCCGTGGGCAATGCAGGGCGAAAAGTGTCACCGCTTCCTGCATAGTAAGCGAGGCTTCCGCCAAAAGGATCTGCGGTTAAGCCGTAATTCGCATTCGTGAACGCAATTCCCGAGTGTTGGCCGATCGACAAACCTGAATCCCACCAATCGACGAGCCCACCGAGTAGGTTTCGTTTGCGGCCCGCAGATATGATTGAAAGCAATGAGGACATCAGATGAAATCGTAGGTGCCGCTTGAGATGTGTTTCAGGGCGAACGCGCCGTTCGTTGGGACGCTCGCGAGGTTCGCCGTGCCGTTGACGGTGCCGCCTGAGAACGCGAGGGCTTGCGTCGTGATGCGGTAGAACTGGAACTCCGCGCCCGCCGAGATGCCTGATGTCGGCAGCGTGATTGTCTGCGTGCTGCCGGTCTTGGTTAGCCGCATGTAGGTTCCGGCGTCGGTCTGCGCGAGCGTGAAGTTGGCGTTCTTCGCGACGATGTTGTTCGCGAGCAGCGTGTTCGCCGCTGCCGCATCCGCCGCCCCAAACAGCGCCGCGCCGGTCGTGCCTGCGCCGAGGGCGATGCGGTGCGCGGATGCTGCTCCGGTGCCGTAATAGTATTCGATAGCGTCGAACTGCAA